CCAAATTCATAGTTTAGTTGGTTGTTTACTGTACGATTTGTCAGTACATGGTCACGCTGAATGTCAGCTACAAGGTTGTTGGTTACTTTCTTAGACATCTTATTCTCCTTATGGTGATGACAGGGACAGCCCCTGCCGATAACTCCCAAGGTCACGGCCACTGTGCTATGCCGACAAGCCCCCTTGCGAGGGGGTGCAGGAGCATAAGTAAAGCCCAGCCACGGTAGACAGATATCAAACCAGATAGGCACAGTGTTTGCAGGGTGCGGCCTGCGGCTTTACTTATGACAGGGGTTGCTGACCTGCTAGGAGTTTCGCGCAGGGGAAGTCGCTGTTAGACCCATTAGGAGATTGTCTAAGACAGTGACCTACTACCTTCTGACAATCAGCTGACCATGCACTGACTAATCCTTTTAGATGTTCTTTAGATGTGAATTGTGAGTTGACAAGCAGTTTTCAAATGAGCCATAAAAAGGGGGGAACACAAGGGGGGTTCATTCAGGTTGTGCAATGACAGACATAGTTAAACTCACCGACAAACAAACTGCACTTGTGGATACGCTCGTAGCAGAAGGATGTACCATCAAAGAGGCCGCGCACAAAGCAGGATATGCAGAGGGCGAAGCTGGAAGAGTGACAGCTAGTAAGGCTTTGCGCTTGCCTCACGTGCAACAGTACATGATGCAGAGAGTGGGAGAGAGCCTCGGTCTTAACGCTACGACAGCCGCCGCCAAGTTGCTGAACTTAGCCAAAGGGGCTAAGTCCGAGTATGTCCAGCTAGAAGCTAGCAAGGACATCCTCGATCGGGCTGGCTACAAGCCGCCCGACAAGCAACTGCATATGCACGCTGGGGAAATTAAGGTGAGTATAGACCTCGGCTAAGTAGCAGGGGGGTCAAAAACCGCGACACTATGGTCACTAGTAGTCCATCACAAACATTATAGCCGAAAAAAGTCCGATGCTTCACAAGCGGCGGATAATGGCTTATGCTATATATGCGAAGCTCAGAATTATTTTTTTATGGAGAAGTCCGTCATGTGTGTTGGTTCTGCTACTGTTGCTGACATTGGCTCTAGAGATACAAGCAATGAATTGGTTAAAAGCAACTATGAGTTATCAGAAGAGAACAAGAAGAAGAACGCAGAGATAAGGGCTAGGAACAAAGCTAGGTCTCTTGTTTCATTCAGTGGTGGCGATGATGGTGGGCCTATAGTTGATGGCATACCATTTAGTGGCAAGACCAAAAGTAGCACTAACAGTGGCTATGATTTTACAAACACAGCGTAGGTAATTATGGCAACAACACCAGCATGGACTAGGGCCGCAGGAAAGAATCCAAAGGGCGGTTTAAATCAAAAGGGTAGGGACTCTTATAAGGGCGGCACATTAAAGCCTCCTGTTAAGGGTGGGGATAACCCACGCAGGGCATCCTTCTTAGCTCGTATGGGCAACATGAAAGGCCCAGAGCGTGACGAGAAAGGTAAGCCTACTCGCTTACTGAAGTCTCTACAAGTGTGGGGTGCAAGCAGTAAGGCTGACGCAAGAGCGAAAGCCAGAGCAATATCTAAGAGAAATAAAAACAAAAAGGACAAAGCATAATGGTTGACAAATTACCTAAAGCTCCTCCATCAGTTATAAAAGCCAGAGCTAGAAAAGTTGAAGAGATGATGGCTGTGTTTGAAGCAAGACAGCAGTCAATTCAAAATGAACAAGAAAAAATTGCCTATGAAGAGAAATTAAGAAAAGAAGCAATTAAAATAAATGAAGCAAGAAGGTTAAACGACCAGCAGTTTGACCAAGCTTTAGAGAGAGCTGAAGTAGCTTTGAAGATACAGGAAGGTAAAATAAAACGAATTAGAAAGCGTAGCCTTATTGCAAAAGGAGATTAATATGCCAATGGGTAAAGGAACATACGGCTCACAGAAGGGTCGTCCAAAGAAAGCTAAGTCACTGTTGTCTGCAAAGCAGAAGACACTGCCTGAAGCTATTAAAAAGAATATTCTTAAGAAGAAGATAAAGAATGCCTAAGTATCAGTTTAGGGATGGCACACCCTATGATGGCCCTACAATTAAAACACCTGATGGGCGTGTCTTGTCAGGTGCTACATACACCAAAGACTCTAAAAGACTAGTGGAGATTAAAGATGGCGGTGAACGCGGCAGGGAACTACACCAAGCCAGCCCTGAGAAAGAGGCTGTTCAACCAAGTAAAACGAGAAGCAAAGGGGGGAAGAAGCGGTCAGTGGTCAGCAAGAAAAGCCCAAAGACTCGCTCTACTCTATAAGAAAGCTGGCGGAGGATATACAAACTAATGTCTGATAAAAAATTTGAATCTAATTTAAGAATGTTAACATTGTCGCAATTTAATGCGGCTGTTAATCGTGGTATTGAGTCTCGTCAAGAAAAAATACCTTCTAAGCTAAGAATTATCGCTAGAAAATTTATTGCTGGCGCGTCAGCCCCTACAGGGTCAAAACAACAAAGTGACTTAATAGCTAATGTTGACGAAAGCAAGAAAAAGCAAATAAAAGAACTTGCTAGTTATCAAAAGAGAATGGACAAAAAGCGTCAGTCATTACTAAGTTTGGGCAAAAACGCAACACAGATGCAGTATTTAGATGCTGGTTTGCCGCTTGTAAACAAAGACGCAATCGAGAATTATACGTTTAGATAATGGCACTCGCACCCTCACAGAAATCCTTACGCGCTTGGACAAAGCAAAAGTGGCGCACTAAATCAGGCAAGCCTAGCACTCAAGGAAGCAAGGCTACTGGTGAGCGTTACCTACCAGAATCTGCTATAAAATCTTTATCGGCCTCAGAATACTCTCGCACTACTAAGGCAAAGCGAGCCGCACTGCGTAAGGGCAAACAGTTTAGCAAACAGCCAAAAGACATAGCCAAAAAGACAAGGGGGCATAGATAATGAAAAAAGCACCAAACAAACCAAAAGCTAAAGGCTCTCTTCTGAAGAAGGATGTTCGCCTTAAATATACTCGAAATAAAGTCAAAGACCTTGCTGATGCTTACATGGAATCAGGAAGATATAGTCGTCTGGGTGCTTTTAAGGCGGCTATTAAAGAATTGAAAATTGATGAAATGCAAGAGGAATATTTAAGAAGTTTACCAGACTTTCCAGATTAGGATTTGATATGAGTTTCCTGCATACCTTGAATGTAGAAGAGCGTGACATACTTCGCAAAGTGGTGAAGAAGGTACACCTTGCTCACCATCCCAAAGACTTCTGCACAGACTATGAAGCTGACAAAGTTATATCCTCTATTGGCCCTGAGACTGTTGATAAGATGATTAGATTCGGTAAGGACAAAGGCGTTGAGCAACTTTAACTACAAGCCAGATGGTAACGTATTAAAAGCCTTTATGAGAGATGATATATTCTTTCGTGGCATTCGTGGCCCTGTAGGTTCTGGAAAGTCAGTTGGTTGTTGTGTCGAGGTGTTTCGTAGGGCCTTGATGCAGGAGAAAAACAAAGATGGTATTCGGCGTAGTCGTTGGGCGATTATTAGAAACACCAACCCCCAACTCAAAACCACCACTATTAAAACGTGGCTGGATTGGTTTCCTGAAAATGAGTGGGGCAAGTTTCATTGGTCTGTACCTTTTACTCATCATATTAAAAAGAACGACCTTGACCTCGAAGTGCTATTCCTTGCACTCGATAGACCCGAAGATGTAAAGAAACTACTTTCACTTGAACTTACTGGCATCTGGATTAACGAGGCACGAGAAGTGCCTAAGTCTATCATTGATGCGTGTACAATGCGCGTGGGTCGCTTCCCTTCCATGCGCGAGGGTGGGCCATCATGGTCAGGTGTAATAGCCGATACCAATGCTCCCGAAGAAGACCACTGGTGGCCCATCATGTCTGGCGAAGTTCCTGTGCCTGACCACATCCCACGCGAGCAAGCAAAGATGTTGGTAAAGCCAGATAACTGGAACTTCTATACACAACCCGCTGGCATGGTAGAAGTTACTGCCAACAATGGTGAGGTGCAAGATTACCAGCCTAATGATAAGGCTGAGAATAAAAAACATATGCTGAAGACCTATTACTCCAACTTGGTAAGAGGTAAAACAAAAAGCTGGATTGATGTATATGTTATGAATCGTCTTGGCTCTGTGCAGGATGGCAAGCCTGTATATCCTAGCTTTGTTCCTGAAACACACATAGCAAGAGAAGAGATACCTATTGCAGATGGTGTGCCACTATATATTGGTATTGACTTTGGCCTGACCCCTGCGGCTGTCTTTGGGCAAAAGGTTCGTGGTCGCTGGCTTATACAGTCAGAGATTGTAGCTATTGATATGGGCATTGTGCGTTTTTCAGAACTGTTACGTCAGGAGATTGCTACACGCTTTTCCCACTTAGAGGTGCATATATTTGGAGACCCTGCTGGTGACTTCCGCGCACAAACAGATGAAACAACTCCATTTCAGATTATGCGTGGTGCTGGTCTTCGCGCTATACCTGCACCTAGCAACTCGGTTGACTTGCGGTTGGAATCAGTATCTGCTTCATTAAATAAAATGGTTGACGGAAAGCCAGCTTTTCTTATTGATAGGCGTTGTCCTAGCTTGATTAAAGGCTTTGAAGGTGGGTATCAGTATAAACGTATGGAAGTCTCTGGTGAGAGATATGCTGACAAACCAGATAAAAATATGTATTCTCATATACATGATGCACTACAATATCTAATGTTGGGTGCAGGTGAGGGTAGACAGTTGATGCAAAATCAAAAGCCAACGCCTACTTTCTCCGCAAGAAAAGAATATGATGTCTTTGCTAGAAAGCCCAAGCAAAGGGGTCGCCAAGGTTTGTGGGCTAGAATGTAGAGGTACAAATGTGTGCGGGGCCATTTAAGCCAAAGTCTCAGCCTGTAGCAAGAAACGAAGCGGCTGAAGCGCAACAAGCAGAAGCAAAGGCGGCGGCAACAGAAAAAGCTAAGACTCAAAAATCTCAGCGTTTAGACGAGAGTGTTTCAAGAATGCGTGGTGGTACAGGTCGCCGTTCTCTTATTCAGTCTTCTCGTGGTGGCATGGGTTTTTATAATGAGTATATGAAATAATGATAAATTATAACACACCGATTATACCTACTGGTGCTGACGATGTTTCTAAAGCGTTCTTAAAAAAGTACGAAAAGGCAAAGCATCATCGGCAAAACTTTGTTGATTTGTTTGAGGAGTGTTATGAATATGCGCTACCACAAAGAGAGTCTTTCTATTATGAAACTTCGGGTGAAAGACGTGATGACAAGATATTTGACGAAACTGCGGTGGTTGGCGTTCAAGAGTTTGCGTCTAGGCTACAGCAGGGTCTTGTTCCCAATTTTGCTCGCTGGGCAGATTTTACAGCGGGGAGTGAAGTCCCTAATGAAGAGCGTGATACAGTTAATAACGAGTTGGACGAAGTAACTGAATATGTATTTGAAGTAATACAGAACTCTAATTTTGGTCAAGAAGTACATGAATCTTTTATGGATTTGGCTGTAGGCACTGGCGTACTTGCTGTGTCAGAGGGTGATGCTATTAACCCTGTAGTTTTCTCAGCAATACCCTTGCCTCATGTTGTGTTAGACAGTGGAGCGGATGACCGCATTGACCACGTTTATCGTGAACGTATGGTTAGGTATTCTGATATTCCGCATATGTATAAGAAGAATAAAATATCATCAAAGATGGCTGACCGCATCTCTAGAAGTCCAGATGATAAAACAAAGATTCTTGAAATTGTGTGTAAAGATTATAGCAAACCTAATCAAGAAGCTAATAAATTTTATGCAATAGAAACTTCTTTAGGCGAGTGCATAGCTGAAGATAACTATACTGGCGTAGGCTCAAATCCATTTATTTGTTTTCGTTGGTCAAAGTGTTCAGGTGAGATTTATGGGCGTGGCCCACTAATTAATGCACTTAGCGCAATTAAAACTACCAACCTCACTATTGAGTTAATACTTGAAAATGCACAGATGGCTATCTCTGGCATCTATCAAATGGAAGACGATGGTGTTGTAAACCCTGATACAATCAATCTCGTTCCAGGAACTGTTATACCTAAAGCTGTAGGTTCAGCAGGATTGCAACCAATAAGAGCGGCTGGTAGCTTTGATGTTGCTAACCTTGTCCTGTCGGACATGAGGCTAAACATTAAACGCGCATTGTATAATGATATGCTGGGCAACCCAGATAGAACACCTGCATCTGCAACAGAGGTTGCGGAACGTATGGCTGACTTGTCTAGGCGTATTGGTTCAGCATTTGGAAGATTGCAAGCAGAGCTAGTTCAACCTGTACTTCAGCGTGTAGTTTACATACTGAAAAAGCAGGGCAGGATTGAACTGCCTACTATTAACGGCAGAGAAGTAAAGGTACGGTCTGTATCTCCTTTGGCTCAAGCGCAAGCAAACCAAGACATTACATCTGTTGCTAGATTCTTAGAATTAGTACAGGGTCGTTTTGGGCCAGAGATTACAAACATTCTGATTAACTCAGAAGAGACTGCCGTGTATCTTGCGAAAAAGTTTGGCGTTCCAGACAATCTAATTAGGGATTTGAATGAGCGTCAACAGTTGGTGCAGATGGCGCAACAATATGCCATGCAACAACAGATGATGTCGCAACAAACACAGGAGCAAGTAGTTGGCGGAAACCAAGGGCCGCAAGCACCTCAGTCTTGATGGGTATGAACGCCCAGCAAAAGTGGACGAAACCATTTCTTTAAATGTAGCCGCTTTGTTTAGCAGTGAGTTAGGCAAAGAGGTATTGAAATATCTTCGTTCAATAACTATTGAATCAGTACATGGAGCAGGTGTATCTGATGCACAGTTACGCCATGCAGAGGGTCAAAGATATATCGTTGGTATTATCGAAGGCAGAGTTAAACACGCACATAAGGTGAAAGAAAATGAGTGAAGAAGCACAAGTTGAATCTACCGAAAGTGCTGAACCAACAGAGGCAGTCCAGACTGAGACTGCGGTTGAGCGTCCTGAGTGGCTTCCTGAAAAGTTTGGAAATGCAGAAGACCTAGCTAATGCTTACTCTTCTTTGGAAAGTAAGTTGGGTCAAAAAGAAGAAGACTTTAGAAAATCTTTTATGGAACAGATTGAGTCGGAAGCCTATGCCAATCGTCCAGAGTCTGTTGGCGATTATGAATTGCCAGAAGGCATTGACGAAGAATCATCTACTGACAACGAACTCTTGCAGTGGTGGGCTAATCACGCTTATGAAAACGGCTTTAATCAAGATGAGTTTTCAGAAGGCATTAATATGTATTTGAGTGCGCTAAACGAGGGTGTGCCTGATTATGAAGAAGAGCTAGGTAAATTAGGAGACAATGCTTCTGCTCGCACAGAAGCTGTGTCTTTGTTTGCTAATCAATTTTTCCCAGAGGAACAACTAGGCGCAATAGAACGTATGTGTGAAACTTCTGAAGGTGTGCTAGCTTTAGAAACAATTATGAACGCAATGCGTGATACCACACCACTTGCAGGCAACACACCATCTGGTCAAGTGTCTGAAGATCAGTTGCGTCAGATGATGATGGATGACAGATATCATAATCCTGCAAAACGCGACCCCAACTTTATTAAAATGGTTGAGGATGGTTTTAAAAAGATTTATGGCTAATATCATAAAACGAGTTGGGCGGCTCTCGTTAATCAAAAGTCGCCCCGAAGATGCTGATGAACTAGCACCCTACTTGCGTTTAAATGACAAGAGAGAGTGTTTAATTATGGGGCTAGAGCCTTTAGAAGCATTGCGTGAGCCGTTAGCTATTGATGGCGCATTTACTTACACAATTAGATTTGATGAAAATCCCATTGCCATGTGTGGCACTGTGCCTGTAACAGGTGACACCGCTAGAGTGTGGATGTTAGGCACTGGCGGCATCAACAACAATTTTCGTCCGTTCTTGCGTGGGTGCAAAGAGGTTATACGCATCCTGCAAGGCAACTATGATATGATTGAAAATTTTGTTCCTGTTGACCACACAGAGACAATTATGTGGTTAAGTTGGTGTGGGTTTACGTTTGATGATGATTTGTTTGAAATCAACGGACATACGATGATGAGATTTGTACGTTGCATTAATCAGAAAAATAATGTTTACTATCTACAACAACGGCCTGTAATGCACTGAGCGACCCTAACGGATACTCGCAGTGAGGATGCCAAGCAGACAACCGCAGTAAAATTAACTTAACTCAGAAGGACTGAAAATGGCTAATACTATTGATGTAGCATTTATCAAACAGTTCGAATCTGAAGTTCACATGGCTTATCAGCGCATGGGTTCTAAATTGCGGAACACTGTTCGTATGGCAAGCAATGTATCAGGTTCAACTGTACGTTTCCAAAAAATTGGTACAGGCGCGGCTTCTACCAAATCACGCAACGGCAATGTAACTCCTATGGAACTTGCACACACACAAGTGGAAGCAACAATGGAAGACTTCTATGCCGCAGAATACATTGACAAGTTGGATGAACTGAAGACAAACATCAACGAGCGTTCAGCCGTTGCACAATCTTCAGCCGCCGCACTTGGTCGCAAGACTGATGAAATCTTGTATACTGCAATGGACGCTGGTGCAAATTCAACACAGATTCATGATACTAACTCGGCTCTTCAGCTTGCAGATATCTTGTCTTTGTTTGAAACATTTGGTTCAGCAGACATTCCTGAAGACGGTAATCGCTATCTTGCTATGCACCCAAAGGGTTATGCAGACCTGTTCAACATTACTGAATTCGCATCTAGCGATTTCGTTGGTGAGCAGAACCTGCCTTTCGCTGGCGGCATGACAATGAAAGAGTTTATGGGCTTCAAGATTTTCTCAACTTCAGCAGTAACTGCTGGTAAGAATATGGCTTACCATACGTCTTCTGTTGGTCTGGGTGTAAACTCAGACGTATCAACTGAGATTAACTATGTCGCAGAAAAAGTATCACACCTTGCAACATCAAGTATGTCAATGGGTGCGGTAGTCATTGATGCCAACGGCATCTATGAAGTTCTAGACAATAACTAAAAGGAGTTAGCATTATGGCATATTCAGCATCTGGCCTAACCCTTATTGGTGGCTCATCAGCACAGCGTATGTGGATTTATACTAGCGCAGACACTATTGCTGATATTAATACTGAAGACTACTTCCTGAAAGCAATTGGCATGATTAACAAAAATGATGTTATGTTTATTGTTTCTTCAACAGGCGGTACGCCAGCAGTATCAACTGCATATTGCAATCAGTCTGATGGCACAAACATCGACATCGTAAACGGTGTTGCTGTTACTGCTACTGATAGCGATTAAAGGATTTGGGAGAGGCTAAGGTATCAACTTGCTTCTCCCATAACCTACAATGGCAGTAAGTAGCACCCACGCAAATACACCGATTGATATCTGTTCCAGAGCATTAATTTTGATTGGGGCAAACACAATCACTTCGTTTGAAGACGGTACAACCGAGGCTCTTGTCTCGGTAAATATGTATGAGGACGTTGCTCGTACAGCATTGGTAAACTCACGCTGGCGTTTTGCAACCAATCAAACAGAACTTAATTTACTTACAGCACCGCCCACTGGAAGATATGACAGAGCATATCAACTGCCATCAGACTATTTGATGACTCACGCGGCTACTGTAAATGATAATCTGATTGAATATCAGTTATATGGTGACAAGCTGTTTGCCAATACATCACCATTAGACAAAGTAATTCTAGACCACACATTCCGTGTAGATGAAGTTTATTGGCCTTCTTACTTTACCATTGCTGTTGAGTATGCTTTGGCTACTGTCTTTTCAACATCAGTTGCTAGAGACACTGCATTAGCTGGTTTAATGAACACACAAGCACAGCTAACAATGACTAAAGCTAGAACGTTAGATTCACAGCAACAGACAACTCGTAAGCTGGCAACATCGAGGTTTATTACGAATAGGCGTAGCTAATGGCAAGGATTAGAGTTCCCATTTCAAACTTTCAGTTTGGTGAAGTCAGTCCTTCTATGCTGTCTCGCACTGATACTAAAGTCTATGCCGCCGCCGCTAAGAAAGTTGAAAACTTTTTTATAAGAAATGAGGGTGGCATTCTAAAGAGGTTTGGCACGCGCAAGGTGTATGAGTTTGACACAACTGTTAACTCATCAAAGCGTATGCAACACCGCATCATTCCGTTTATATTTTCTGACGATGAGCGTTACATTATTTCTCTTGAACATGAGAAGATTAGATGCTTTAAGATAGACCCATCTACTGGTAATGTTACTCTTGTAGAAACAATTACACAGGACGTTGACTCGGCAACTTTGCCTATCAATGATAGCATTCTTGATGAGATTACATTTGCTCAATCAGGCGATGTAATGTTTCTTTGTCACAATACATTTAAGATTCGCAAACTTGTACGAACAAGCCTTAATGACTTTGAGGTGAGTACATTTGCATTTGGTACAGATGCTGACCAAAACTACATTCATCAACCATACTATTCGTTTCACGACCCTTCTGTAACACTAGACCCCTCTAAGACTAGTGGGGCTGGTGCTACGCTTACAACAAGCGCAAACTATTGGGACACAACAGGAACGCAATCAAACGGCAATTATTCGAATTCCAAACACATTGGCATTACTATTCGCTTTCATGGGCAAGAAATTGAAATTAAATCTGTGCAATCTGCGACACAAGCAACTGGTGATATTGTAGATAAGTTAGAAGTGCATCTTGATACAGATGCTATTGAAACAACTGATGGCATTGCTGACATAGAAATAACTATGGCTTTGCATGGGCTAACTACTGGAGACAGTGTTATTATTTCTGAGGCTGGTGCTGTAGGTGGTATTTCGTCTAATCAAATAAATGGCACAAGAACTGTGCAAGATGTTGTTAATCAGAATGTGTTTATTGTTACCGCTGGTGCAAATGCAAATGCTTCTACTGTAGGTGGCGGCACACCTAAGATTGAAACACATGCTCCAAGTTCACAATGGGAAGAGCAATCATATAGCGGATTGAGGGGCTTTCCTGCGGCTGTAACGTTTCATGAGAATCGTTTGTGGTTTGGAGGCACTATTGCACAGCCAGACGGAATCTGGGCAAGTAAGAGTGCTAACTACTTTAACTTTGATGTGGGCGGTGCAGAAGATGATGACGCATTAGACCTTACGGCTAGCATTGGTGAGATTAATAGTATACGCCACATTGTATCAAATCGTGACTTACAAATTTTTACTAGTACATCAGAATTGTATATTCCTGCGGTTTCAGAAAAACCTATTACGCCAACAAATGCACAAATTAAAAGACAAACACCATTTGGTGCAGGGTTTGTAAAGCCGCAGTCACTCGATGGCGCAACTATATATGTGCAAAAGAATGGGTCAGTAGTTAGAGAATACATCTACTCTGATGCAGAAGCGGCATATGTATCCACCTCTATTAGCCAGCTTTCAGCGCATTTAATTAACGACCCTGTTCAAATGACCATCTTGCGCGGTGCAATTAATCGACCAGAATCTTACGCATTTGTTCTAAACAGTGATGGTACAATCGCGTTGTTCACTTCTAACAGGGCTGAACAACGTGCAGGTTGGTCACAGTTTACTACTAAAGGTAAGTTTCATTCTATCTGCACTGTTGATGACAGGGTGTTCTTGGTGGGTCAGTATGATAAGGGCGATGGGACAAATAAGTTTATTCTTACAGAGTTTAACTCAAGTCTTAACATGGACTTCTCTGACAACTTTACTGGCACTGCTGGGGTGTTTAATGTATCTAGTCACTTTGCTAATGATGCAGTTGTATCTGTGGTGGATGGGGATAATTATCTTGGCCAGTTTACTGTAGCTAATGGTCAGGTAAATGTATCTGCTGTGCAACAAATAACAAGCGCAGAAATTGGTTATGAGTTTAATTTAGAGTTTGAAACACTGCCTATTGATGCGTCAGTACAAAATGGCCCATTAACAGGCAATCCAAGAAGAGTAAATCGTGTTATACTAGATTTAGTAGATACACTGTCTGTATCTGTAAACAATAACAGGTTAGTAATAAGAC